AATTTCAGCGAAAATTCTTCCCTTGAATGTATGTTTTAAGATAGTATCTATAAAAGTGGTATGGGCTTTATTTATTTCACGAGCCCGGGCTACTCGTTTAACCAGAGGGTGAGGGTGGTTAGACAAAAAATTCTTAGTAAAACTGGGAGCTTTTGTTTTTTCTGTTCTGTCATAAGGCAACTTTAATTTATCAAACACTTGCGCTATACTTCTCGCCGCCCAAATTTGGACATCTACGTCTGTTTCTTTTTTAATTTCTAAAAGTTCTTTTTTTTCTTGTTCTACTAATATCTTTTTTTCAATTAAAGCCTGTTCCTGGTTTACTCGAACCCCTAAAAATCTCATATCAATTAAAGCAGGAAATAACTGGGTTTCTAATTCAAAAATGGAATGAATATCCTGATGCTCAATTTCTTTTTTCATTTCTTGCCATAAGGCAAGTGTCAGTTCTGCATCTTTTTCCGCATAGGAGCCGACATAAAGAGCAGGAAGTTTATACATTTCAGACTTAGCATCAAGACCCCATTCTTTAGCAGCTTCTTGAAGAGCTGATTCATTTTTACCTTCTCCTAAATAGTCTCTTGACAAACTATTTAAATCATAGCGCATTCTGTTTTCATTGACTAAAGCTGCAGCAATCATGGTGTCTACCACCTGTCCTCCAATAGCGATATTACTCAGAGTTTTAATCCAGCAAATATCGTACATAGCATTATGAAAAATTTTTATTGCATCTGTTTTTAAGACTTCTCTGAACCATTTAAGAACTAAATTTTTATCAAGATTTCCTCCGCCTGCATGAGCAATGGGAAAATAACCCGACCAATCTTCAACAGCCACAGAAATACCAACTATTTCTCCGTTACCTGTAACAGCCCCTGATCCCATCTTTAATAAATTAGGATCTTTAGTTTCTAAATCAATAGCAATTTCTTTGTATTTAGAAAGATTAGGGAACTCAGTTGGTGGAGTCCATTCGGTTTGAGGTTTGAATAGAGGTGTTTGCATCATGAATAGTCTCTTTTAATAATCATATCAATGTAATGTTTTGCTTTTTCCAAATCTTTTATTTCTCCTTTAGCTGCGTGCCTGCAAATATATTTAATAGCATTTCCTTCTGCAAATAGTAATTTATTTTTATTAATAAATTCACTAGGTTGAATTTTCATTTTTTTATAATGAGTTCCACCAATTTGTTTATTGTATACACTCATATTATTTCCACGATTGAAAGAGAAATTAAAAGCATGATCGTCCAAAAAATAAATATAAGTAAAGGAATATTCATATTCGATAACTTTTATAAATGTCTTTTGGTTCTACAATATGAAGATGTTCCTTGGTCCGTGTTGCAGCGACATAGAATAAACGATTAACTTCATCCGGTTGAGTTTCATATTCTTTCATTGTGCGTTTAGTTAAGTCTGTTAATAACACTACATTATCTGCTTCGCCGCCCTTGACACCGTGAATAGTTGACAATAAAATTCTTGGCTTTTTGTTTAATTTTTCTCCATTTTGTCTCATCTTTCTTATGTATCCTATCTTTCTCCATGGAGCTTCATCCAAAGATTCATACCATACTTTATCCACACGAAGTCCAAATTTATCTTTGCATTCATTTATATTATAAAATGAATCCTTGTCTAATAATACTAATTGAGTTCTATCGCAGTGCGCAGGACTCATGTAGCTGTAAATTTTTTTAATTTGGCTATGATCCATGACAGATCCTTTTCTCCATTTTTCCCAGTTAGTGATGGCGTCGTATAAATCTTCTTCATATGATTTTTTGAATTTATTTTTATAATACCATCCATTTTTATAGATAGTGTCTTCTAGATCATCCAACATGTTTCTTGTTCGTGTTAGAACTAGCCATTCTCCAGTAGACATATCAATGTGTCTAAAATCATGATAAGTTGTTAATTTTCCCTCCACCATTCTAGGTTTCCAATTTTTAGGAATTCTATTTCCTACTTTATTTATAATTTTCATAGCGAATTCATGTATCTTGGAAGGTACTCGATAAGATTGTGTCAATTTAATAAATTTACCACCTAGTGTAATAAAACTATTTACATCAGCACCCGCCCATTTAAAGATAGCTTGGTCATCATCTCCAGCGATGAATTTGTCTTTAGTTTTATTCCATATCGTTTTAACCATATCCCATTGCATTAAACTTAAATCTTGGGCTTCATCTATAAAGACTACTTCAAAATTAGGGGAAGCATCGGATTTTATAAATTTTAAAATCATGTCATTGAAATCAATAAGACCATACTCTTTTTTATAGCGATCTAATGCATGGGCAATGATTTTTAATTTATCTAATTCAACATCTTGAGCATGTTCATTTAAATTAAATTGTTGCTCAAAAGAAATATTTCTAAGTTTAGCTAATTGAATAATTTTAAGATAATCACTTTGCGTGGAAAATATTCCATTCATATCTGTTTGATTATCTTCATAGTCTACTGGAAATCCTATTTTTTTACCAAGATATTCATAATGTCTTTTCTGCATAACATTTTCTTTTTGCAACCCTAATCGTCTAAATGCTAATGAATGAAGAGTTCTAAAATAAGGAAGATCATCTTCGGAATATCCAAACCTATCCATTGCTCTTTCTCTAGCTTCGTTTGCTGCTTTTTGTGTAAATGCAAAATAACCTATCTTATTAGGATCAGTTTTTTTCAAATATTTATCTACTAGATTTAATAATGTAGTAGTTTTTCCTGTGCCTGGTGGTCCAATTACAATAGTTTTCATTTAAATCTCCTAAAAAAATTTCTCCAAATAGCTGAACGTATAATAGATACTCCGGTAAATATTAAAGCGATTCCCATGCTATCTAGAACCGTGGGATAAAGCCCAAAGAATGGAAAAATTAATAGTTGTATTGCAATTGCTAGAAGGTAGCCTGAACCTACATCAATAAAACTTTCTAGAAAACATCTTTTAAACATTAAAAATGATCCTTTGGTTTTAGTTCTTTTTGTTTGTAATCATCAATTCGTTTTTCGAAAGAATTAAGAATAGTTATGGTAGGTCTACTTTTTCCTAGCACCATTCTTTCTGTTGTACATTCACAATGCTCTTTTAACATTTGACTTGTCTCTTGAAATTTAACATCCCATCTTCTTCTTTGAAGAAAACCATAAAAAAAAGAATCAAAAAGAAAATAATGTTTTCCATTTTCAGTAAATACACTTCCCTTTTTTATATCTTCTTTTTCTACAGTAGTGGAAGTACGATTAGTGCAAAATTCTTCTAAATGATTTTTAAGTTGATCCTTTTTTGAAGTTCCTGTTGGAGGAGAAATAATTTCACGGGTGCTAAGTAATTGATTTACAAGGATTTTCCAGTCCTTGAGTTTCATACTTGGGGGATAAATTCCTACGCCTGCAATACATGCTTCTTCAAATAAAGGTTGTTGCCTTAAATATTTAGCATTAGGAATCTTTAGTCTTTTTCCATCTACATTTAAATAATAAGAAGGTTCTTCTAATTGAATCTCTTGAAGATCGCTAAGTTCCGGGAACATTGCTTGGTTTCCAATTCCATATTGTCTTGTCTTGCATAATTGTTTATCACAATGATTACACATGGGGACATCATTACATTTCCATCCCCAATCTTTTTTATCATGCTGATTTTTAATGGTGTCTATTTCTTTTTGTTCTAGATCTCCATTAATATATTTTGCATGAAACCATGATATTTTTTCTTTCCAATGATTGGGCCATTTCTTTTTTGCATAAATTGCAAAATGAAAGAGCGCATTATTTCTTCCAGGCTCGGATATTCCTTCTATAGATAATGTTTCTATACATGGGGGACCATCACTGAATTCTGATTCTTCTCTTTGAATTTTTATACTGCTTACATTTTCAGGTTTAACTTTATAAGTTTCATATAAAGCATAAAATTCTTCTAGATTAGCGGCTGTTCCATCATTTTTAAATGCATATCGAGTTGTTTTATCTCCCCCAAAATAAGGAAGATTTAAAAAATTACCTGTATCTTCTTCTGATTTTAATTCAATTTGTTTAGGAAAGACTTCTGCATTTCCAAATCCTAAAATGGCTCTAACTTCATTTAATTTATCTCTTAAAATTTTAGCTTCCGTATATCCTTCAATAAATAAAAAAATATGTGCTCCACCACTTTTTGATCTGCAGATTATTAAAGGAAGATTAAGAGTTTTAATTTTATGTAATAATTTTTTATGATCAAAGCCTGCATAACTATCGACATCAATACATCCCCATTTACAGTTATTTTCTTCGTTGATAGGAATAATTCCTAAAGTTGGCTCGATTCCTTTTAAATGTTTTTCAAAATGTTCCGGTGTAACAGTTTCTCTTTTTACAAAAGATTTTGTTCTTAATT